TGCCGTAGACCCGCGCATCGCCGGAGACCCACGCATTGCCGTAGACCCGCGCATCGCCGGAGACCCACGCATTGCCGTAGACCCGCGCATCGCCGGAGACCCACGCATTGCCGTAGACCCGCGCATCGCCGGAGACCCACGCATTGCCGTAGACCCGCGCATCGCCGGAGACCCACGCATTGCCGGAGACCCGCGCATCGCCGGAGACCCACGCATCGCCGTAGTGATCGAGGTTTTCTTCGCGCTCCACCCAGCCACCAAGTTCACCTTTTTCCACGTTGCCGAAAGCGATAAGCGCCTTTATTCGAAACAGCTTCTTGCCGAAGCACATCTTATTGTCCGTGGTCAACTCAAATTTTTTCATACCGTTCCCTCCTTCACGATCGGCTTAATCCCCAGCTTCTCCGCAAGCTTGGCGGGGAAAGGCCTCTCGCCGCATCGTAAGCAATTACCCGGACACTTTATTTCGAATGCTGCGGCGCATGGCGTAAACTTTGCGTTTGGGTATATCTGTTTCCAGCCCTCATTCCAGCTCGGATACACCGGTTTGGGCGGTTCTTCGGGGTTTTCTTCCGCCCACTGCATTACGTCCGTCTCAATCTCTTTGGCCTTCGGGCGAAACGGCAGCTTAAAGCCGCAAACTTCTTCCTTCTTACACCACAAAGGGCAGTTGACGCATATCGAGTTTTCGCACATTCGTGCCGCTTGCTTCATGACTTCGGTAAATTCAGCCATTTTGTCTCCTCCCTTTCTTCACCAGCAGCCCCCAGCAGCCAATTTTTGGCTGCCAAAACTAACCAGTACACCGTGATCAGACTAAAGACGCTGTGCTGCACGCCCTGCATGATTGCCACGACGGATGCAATCATGGCAAGCAGCAGCGTCAGGATGAGGTCGACCATCAGCAAAACGGAATCGGCGCGTCCGACAGGTCGTCGTTGAGTCTGCCCAGCAGCACCAGGTGCACCGTGCCGTCGCTGCGTTTGGTCAGGCGGTAGCTGCTGTGCGGGAGGTGGTCGCTTGCAAACTTCATGGCCTCCGTCCAGCTGTGAAAGGTCAGGTCGGTCGGGATGCTTTCGAGCTTTTCCATCATCAATCACTCCATGTAGATTTTTTTGAGCCGGGGTTTCACGTAATAGCGGGGCGTGTACTTGTCCTTGATGTAGGACGCGTACTCCGCATCCGGCGGCGGTTGACGCGTGTTTTTGGGCGCGCCAGCGGGCGTAGTTGACGCATGCCGCGTGGCATTCTGCCGTCCTTTGCGGGCAGTCCTTGCAGGGCGGAGTTTTCATTGTGGCGCATCTCCTCTCGCAATCTCGATGTAGGTTTGTCGGGCGGGATTGTACAGGAGCGGGAAGCACCCGGTCATGCCGTCGCGCTGCTTGGCAACGTTGATGAGTATGTACGCGTAACCGGTCTTGATGTAGAGCGGGTACAGCTCACGGTCACTCGGCATCGCCTCGTCTGCGTCCTTTGTGCGGTGCATCAGGATTACATTGTCCGCGTCCTGCTCGATTGAGCCGCTGCCTTTAAGCTCGGACATTTCCGGCTTCTCACGGTCTCCGGTGCGGTTGATCTGCGCCAGCGCGACGACGGGGATGTTGAGTTCGAGCGTCAGCTCCTTGAGGATGCGGGAGACGTAGGAGATGCGCGTGTACTCGTTTCGGTCGATCTGCTTATCGCTCGACCGGATGAGCTGAAGGTAGTCGATGATCACCACGTCGCACTTGCCGTTTTTGGCCGCCGCGCGAATCTCTGCGCGCATGCGCTCGATGTCTCCGACGTGCTCGATGTAGGTGATGGGCAGTATGGCCAGCTCGTTCAGCGTACCGGTGATCTGCGCCCAGTCACTGTCCGTCAGGTCGCCGGTGCGGAGCTTGGCGGGGTCGAAATCCACGTCGCCCTGCACCTGCCGGAGAATCAGCCGGTTGGACTGCATCTCGCGGGAGATGTACACGACCTGCTTCCCAGCCTGCGCGATGTGCACCGCCAGCCAGAGCGCGAACGCCGTCTTTCCGACCGCCGGTCGAGCGCCGATGATGGTCAATTCGCCGCGGTGTAAGCCGCCCGCGAACAGCTCGTCCAGCTCCTTCAGACCGGTGGTGTACGGGGATTCGCTTGTGCGGGCTTCCAGCAGGGTCATAGCCGCCACGGCGGCATCAACCTGAGTCGTTGTAAGGGTCAGACCATCGCCGGTTTTAGAAGCATTAGAGAGCTTCTCAAGCGTGGTCGCTAAATCGGCATCTCTGTCTGCCAAATCCGTCTCGCAGGTCTTGAGCAGCTCGGTCAGGTTGCGGCGGACTGCCGCATCCTTGACCAGCTTGACGTGCGTGCCGTACATGGCCTTGGCCGGGGCGGTCTTGAGCGTCTCCATCAGGCAGGCCATCAGCTCGCCGCCGTCCGGCAGCCCGGCCATCTCGTCCGTGATGGACACAAAGTCCGCGATGTGGTTGCGAATCGCGACTTTCTGCATCACGGCGAAGATGCGGCGGTTGATCGGGTCTGCGAAGTCGGTCTCGGTCAGCGGCGTGCTGCTGGTCATAAGTTCAGGGAACCGTGCCAGCGCGCCAATGACGTACTGCTCGCTCATCGGGCAGGACAGTGCGTCACCACCCATTGCGTTTCCATTCATCGTCCGTCATTGCTCCTTTCGTTGGTTTGGTGTCAGTGGGGTTGATCTCGTCTTCCCAGCGCTCCTGATTCAGCCAGGTGGACGGGTTGGGGATGTACTGTCCCTTGTCCTTCGTCCACATCTCCGTTTTGCTCTGCGCGACGACGGCAACGACCATGCGCTTGAGCAGCTCTTCGCTCGGCTTGATCTTGGCAAACGCCTTGCGGGCAGCGCCCTTGCCGACCTTGCGGGGATAGACCGTCCAGAATTGCTCAAAGCGTTCGTCGCAAGGGGAGGGGGCGCGCGGAATGTCTGGGGAGGGGTTCCCTTCCGGGGTTCCGGCTGGTGAAGGTGATCTGCTCTTCCTGCTCTCGCTCTCAGCCGTTTCCTTCTCGGTGTTCGCCGGTGTGCGCTCCCCCTTGGGGGAGGTCACTACGTCAGTAGTGACAGGGGGTATATCTATTACTGTGTTTACTACTGTGTTTACTACTGGTATAGGTTCGACATGTGGGTCACTTCCATTTGACTTTGAAGGCGAATGAAAGCCGTCAATAATGGCAGATGCATTTGCCGATACGGCATACCACATTGTGCGGTCATAGCGGTTGGCATTGTAGTTGCCGGTGAGCAGGATTCCGGCGCTGATCAGCTTGTCCAGCGCCGTGCGCACCTGCCTTTCAGTCATGTACGGGAAGAGCGTCGTAAACGCTTTCATGCTGTTGTACGTCCACCAGTTGCCGTCATGCTCGTTCAAGCCGTTGGCGCGGTTTTTCTCGCACCAGAACGAGATGTTTTGGAGCAGTATGGCGGCATGTACGCCGTACTTGACTGCAACCTCCGGGACGAACGAATGCACGATTGTCATTTAAACACGACTCCCTCTCTCTGCCCAATCTCCACGCCATCAAAGATTTCGCCGGTCTCTTTCCACTCAGCGATCATCGCCTTCGCGTCCACCTTCGGGGGCTGCGGCGCGAGGAAGCGCTCAGGGATTTTTGCAATGTCAGTCACGGTCACGGACGGCGGGAACTTCTGGATTGTATAATTTCCAGCGGTGGTCTTGAACTTCTTCACGCCCAGATTGATCATGGTGTTTTCCACAAGCAATTTGAGTTTTTCCGCATTGTGCTCAAGCGCGGACTGACGGGCGGCAAGGCGCATTTTCTCGGCTTTCACGGCTTCGATTTCAGCCTTGAGATTGCGCGCAACCTTCGCCACGCTGTCGATCTTCTGTTCTATCTGCTCGCAGGTAAGCTCATATTCTTGGCAGATATGATCAAACTCCGCGTCGGTCAGCTCGTCACTTTCGAGAATCTGCATGATGTTTTGAAACTGGATATTTAGGTCATAAAGGTTCATGATTTGTCTCCTTCCGGCTTGATTTCGTAGTACTCGCAGATTGACTTATCCACAAGCGCGAGGTCGTTGTCGATGGTCAAAGTGTCAAACATCCCGATTGGTGATTTTGCAACATCGTTGCCGTCCGACTGCGTGCGGAAGACGTGCTGTCCGTTGTCGATCATGCACCGCAGGCACATGGTAAACATACCCTCTACGCACACCTTTTCGTCGAGCAGCTTGCCGATGGTCTTAGGCTTGACGCTGCCGAAGTCGTTGGTGTCCTCGTGCATCATCACGTACACGCGCTGGTCAGAGTTGAGCAGGGAGATGAACTCAATGAAATTCCAATATCTGTCACCAATTGTGTTATAAAAGGTGTACAGGGAATTGCCCGCGCCGCTCTGCGCGTGCCCGCGCATGAAGCTGTTGGTGATGAGATAGCCCGCGTCGTCGATGACGATGATCGGCGCTTTGGTCTTGCTGATTGCGGCTTTTACCTTGTCGTAGTCGTCCGTGCGGTAGCACCGGAAGCCCGACGACTTGAACGGCAGGGGCTTGCCCAGCACGTTGATAACCGCCACGTCAGCGGGGTTGAGGTTGCGCAGGGAAGCGGACTTGCCGCTTCCCGATTTACCGATGATCAAAACCAGATATGCCATGGTGCACGCTCCTTTTAGAACGGTAGTTCGTCGTCATCCACGACTTCAGCCATCATTCCCATCGCGCTTGCGGCCGCCATGCTGGCCTGCGCGGGGGTCTGCTGACGCGGGGGCTTGGGCTTGGGAGTCGCCACGCCCATCTTGATCTGCGCCGTAGAGCAGCCGTAGAAGGGGCGCACGGTGGATTGTAGCTCGCCCGTCTGCTGGTTGAAAAACTGTTCTTCACGAAAGACCACGCCCAGCAGCTTATTGGTCAGCGTCTTCTCGTCCCAGTTCCACGTGTAGCCGATGTTGCTTTCCTGAATCGCGGTGATCAAGCCCTTGAAATAGGGATTGGTGTCGCTGGTGCCCTTCACGGTCGTTCCCTGCATGAGGATTGCAGGCCACTTGGCGTTGTCGTTAAACTGCTTCTTGCGCTCGTACTGTTCGCGGATGGTTCCGGCATACTCGCCTTCGGCGATTTCAAGCGCGATCTGCAAGCAGGGGTCGCCGTTGGGGAAGGCGCCTTCGCGCGCCGAGAGGATGCGGCACACATAGCCGCCTGCGGGGAACTTGGCCGGGCTTTCACCGGCGGTGTACGCCTTGGTCTGTGCGTAGTCATTGGTTGGTCTCATGATGGTCTCTCTCCTTCTCTAACCGCTCGAATTCGGCGGTGTAATAGTTGATTAAGTTCTCCTGTGTGCGAATCTTGTCCAGCAGGATTTTCACAAGGTACTCAAGGTCAAGTTCCGGCAACATACGACACGTCCTCCTCCGGGAAATACTCCGCCAGCTTGTCCAGCGGGATGCGCAGGGCTTCCAGCACCTTGTACGCTTCGATCAGCTTCCACGGCGCGCGACCGTTAAAGCGGTTGATCATGTTCGCCCGCTCCATGCCGATGCATTCGGCCAAGTCTTTGGCGGTCATTTCGTTCTCCATCAGCGCGACGCGCAGTTTCCGGTAACGACGCTTCCTTTCCATGGGGTTCCCTCCTTCAAAATTTGGTAAGCCCCGCGCCCGGCCTTGAACCGGCGTGCACCGTATGTGACGCGGGTAAGTGGGTTCCCTCCTTCAACGTCCGGATTGAGAAAACAAACCTCATAACAAAAGCAATCGGGACGCAGGAGGGAGGCGGTCGAAAGATAGCTACGCCTGAGCACCTCTTTGCTCACAGAGCCGCTGGCGGGATTTGAACCCGCAATCTGCTGATTACGAGACAGCCGCTCTACCATTGAGCTACAACGGCAGGATGGGCGTTACCGCCCATGTCAGAGTAGGTAGATCATCGCGCACATGCACAGCGCGTAGACCGGCAGGGACAGCGCCCAGCGCAGGGACAGCGTGCCGTGGTCGTACTTCCACGCGACTGTCACGCAGAGCGCCACGCCATACAGCAGCATCAGGGATAAGATAAGGGTCATTGGTTGTCACCTCGCTTTAATCTGCTTGCCGTACTGTACGCCGTGCGCATAGGCAAGCGCCATTCGCTTCATCTCTTCCGGCATCTTCGCCAGCTCCTTGAGGGCGGTGTCGGTCGGCGTCTCGCGCCGGTCAATCTTGGTGTGATTTACGATGCGTTTCACGGGTTGTCACTCCTTTCTGCTTGTGGTATACTCCCAACGGAGGGAGGTAAGATCGTGACGAAAGAAACCTACGATGTGCTCATCCGCATGGGCGGCAAACAGTGGGTAGAACGGGAAGCCTTGAGCAAATTTACGCACGGTACGCTCAAACGCCTGATGCGGGAAAATTTGATCAAGAAGGAGTGCATTACGCCACCTGATGAGCCGCCCGTGTACGCGTATTCCGTTTCCGACGACGGGGTTGACGCGTGCCGGGAATACGAGGAGTTAGATGAGCGTCTTCGCAAGAGCGATGAGCGCGAGGACCAGCGAAGCAACCGCGAAAAACATAGTCTTGTGATTTCTTTTGCGGCGCTGATTATCTCGATTCTGGCGCTCATGAAGCCAGCAGAGCTGGATTTCGTAAGCCTCGTCAAAAGCATCGTACAGTTTGTCAACAATCTCTTCCGTTGACATTGCGTGGAGGTCTGCGCCTCTCAGCCTGTCAATCGCAATCCGCGAGAGACGCAGACAATCTTCGAGCGTTGCGTAGTTCATCGGGTCGTTTCACCTCGCTTTTCGGTGCCGTGGTTGGTTCACTTCTGCGACATTGAGCCCTTCGGGGCTCTTGCTGTTTAAAGCAGCTTGCCGACCACGAAGCCAATCACGAGGGCTGTAAGACACCTCAGTATGTCTTCGCCCCACAGTTCGAAGAACATCATTTTCTTTCCCTCCTACTTTAAGATGAGGATTCCGAGCACTGCGCCCAGCAGTATGGAGAGCGGCAGCAGCACCTTTCCGCAGAAGTCGCTAAAATCCATTTTCACACCACCTTGCACAGCCAGACTAACGCGAAGCCCATAGCGATACCGATGAGCATCAGTAGCGCAACGTCCCACCAGTCTACATCAAATTCCATCTTCCGTCCCTCCTGTTGCGTTTTGATGGTTGCCACCTCCTGACCCGTATGATATAATGTTGTTGCGGGAGGAGGTGACAACATGGAGCAGCATTATGTCAAGGTTCGTTATGTGTACGGAGAGAAGGAGTACAATCTGTTCGCCGATGCTGGTTGGCGGTATCTCACATATCAGCGTATCGCGTCCGAGAGCGCCGCAGGTAAGAGCGAATGTGTTACGTTGATTCTCGGCTGGCCTGAAGGCGCTGGTGAACCCGTATACCCTAATACGTCGACGGTCGGTTGGGATTAGTTCTTCTGCTCGTCCAGACTGGGAAGTTCACCCATAATGACTTTCCAGTCTTCTTTTTCCTTGCGCTCGAAAGCAATCACTACCCATTTGTTCGGCTCGTCAAGGAGCATCGTGTTTGCGTCATGAGGGTCTACGTACTTCACGTGCTTGATGCTCTGGCGAATTGCTACCATATCCACGTTTTCACCTCCCTTCCCTCGCTCTGAGAGTATTATAACTCGCTTTGGGAGCTTTGTCAATATATTTTTTGTGATTTGGCAGAAAAATATTGACAATGAGAGACTTAATGGGTATAATTGATGACAGACGAGAGGAGGGAGAAAATGGAAGAGAGGATAAAAAAAATCCGCAAGGAGAACGGTTTGACACAGACGAAATTCGGCGTGTGTGTCGGCGTAAAGGGTAATACAGTTACCAACTACGAAAACGGTATGCGTGTACCTTCTGACGCTGTGATAAAGGCAATTTGTCGGGAGTTTGACATTAATCAAGAGTGGCTTGAAACCGGCAAGGGCAACATGAAAGCCCAAAGCCGGTGCAATACGCTTGACAGGGTTGCCAAACGCTACAGCGATTCGCCCACGTTTCGCGCGATGCTGGACGTGTACGACGAGCTTGACGCAGACGGGCAGGAGGCCGTGGAGCGCTACATTGCCAAGCTGTCCAAGGCGCTGGAAGAGGGCAGAGACCCGGCGGCAGTCGGCGAGCTTGACGGAGTATCTGACGTGCTCGCGGGCGAAGAGCCGCCCACACTGCCAAAAGCGAAGTAGCCCGGGGATTCCCCGGGCACGATCAGGCGCGAAGGTAAATGATGTTGGCATCGGGCGCGGCTGCGGAGTTAATCCATATTACGCGCTTCTGCATGTCGATCACGCGCAGGACGCGAGCATCAAGGGCTGCGGTCTTCCGGGGGAAATTGCGCCAGTTTTTCATGTTGAGTTGCCTCCTGTCATGTTATTTGGTACATCTACACAATAACACGACATATACGGTGTGCAAGACTCAAATGTGAAATCGGCTTGATCAGATATGACATACTCAAAAACCATATCTGACACAACAAAAACCAAAAATGAAATCACATAGAAAGAGGGAATCAATGGTGACGATAGGCCAGACGATACGCGAAGCGCGCGCGAAGAAGGCGCTCACGGTTCAACAGCTGGACGAACTCAGCGGGGTTCCGGCGTCCACCATCCGGCGCATAGAGGGAGACAACAACGACCCGGCATTCAGCGCAGTTTCGGCGCTGTGCAAGGCGCTGGGGCTGTCTCTGGACGCGCTGGCGGGCAACCAGCAGGATGGCGCTGCGCCGCCTGTAGTCACGCCTGAGACCATCGTCGCGTATCGGATGCACGTCAACACGCTGCGCCATCAGCTGCGCGTGACGACGATCATCTTGATTTGCTTGATTGCCTTTTTGCTCGGTATCCTCATCGTCGACCTGCTCATCCCGTCCGCCGGATGGATTCGCCGCATGGCGGAGGGAATCCAGACCGCTGTAAGGGGGTGGTGCTGATCGTATGCCCCTGCTGACCGGCTGTTTACCACCTGCAAAAATCCGAAAGAGACCAAACGAAAACAAGCCGGAATAATGAAAGGGGATCATCAAAATGAGGAAAGCAGAAGCCTATTGGCTGGACAAGTACAACCGCTGGCAGATCGTCGCGTACCGCTGCGGCGTGCGCAGATCGTTTTACAGCAATAAGCCAGGGAAACTCGGCAAGCACGAGGCGGAAGCCAAAGCCGACAAGTGGCTGAAGACGTTTGACACCACAAAAAAAGCGCATGACGCGCTGGATATGTGGCTGGCGGACAAGCAGGCGAAGATTGCGCCGACGTCGTATCAAACTGTGTCGTCGATGTCCAACAAGTGGCTCCGGCAGTTGCCTAACAGGCAGATGGGGCACTTGTCGGTCTACGACCTGCAAAAGGTACTGGACGCTTGCGCCAAGGTCAACGCAAGGTCCACAGTCGGCTACGTGGCCTCACTTATGACGGAGTGGGTCAAGTATTGCCGTCTGCGCCGGTGGGAGACGATCGACCTGCGCGAGGGTGACCTTGAGATCAGCGGCCGCAGTACGCGCGCGCGCCGGGCGGCGAACGAGGACGAGCTGCGCGCCCTTATGACCGCCACGCCGGAGGACGATTGGTATACCTACGTCTATCAGTTTGCCGTCTTCACGGGCATGCGCAGGGGCGAGATACTGGGCTTGCAATGGCAGGACGTAGACCTTGACAAGCGTCAGCTCCGAATCAATCGCGCGGTTAATCGCTTGCAGCTGACCACGGACGGCAAGACGAGCAACGCCATTCGCACAGTGCCGCTCCAACAGGGCGCGGTTGAGGTGCTCAACGCCCAAAAGCGCATGCTGCGCAAGGCAGGCATCAGCGGGCTGGTGGTCTTCCCATCGCGGCTGGGGCTGACGACAAACGTCAATACGTTTGAAAAGCACTGGAGCAAGTTCCGCGAGGCGCGCAACATCACGATCACCTTGCACGAGCTGAGACACACGTTTATCAGCATTTGCAAGGCTGATATGCCGGAGCCGCTGCTCAAGCAGGTCGTCGGGCACAGCGTCAAAATGGACACGTACAAGACCTACGGCCACGCCGTTGCAAGCGATAGCAACAAGATTATCGGGCTGATGGACGGCAGTTTTGAGACCGCGTTAGAGCCCACGTTATGACGTCTTTCAAACGCCCAAAAAAGTCAATGATTACAAGGGTTTTGTGCGCGTTATGACGTTTACAATACCAGAAGAAGTTGAAAGATATATGTTGTAAAATCCGATAATCGTATTGCAGATAGCTACACGACAAAACGCGAAAAGTGCAGCAGGATACACAAAGTAGCAGGACGATACACGCAAGGCGAAACAAAAACCGCGTTACGAAACGCGTTACGGATGGCCGCAGGTGGTAAACAGCAGGCATAGCAATATTAAACCCCCTTCCGCATCAGGAAGGGGGTTGGTGTATGTCTGGGTCAGTCGGCGCGGGCGGCCTCGATCTCCGGCTCCAGATCGTGGGAGCCGAGGAAGTCGCAGACCACTACGGCCTTATTGCCGCAGCCCCTGCCCCGCTGATGCAGGGCAGGGCGTGAATCAGCCGATAATGAGGTTTTCGGACGCGCGGCGGAGGTACTCCGCCAGATACTCCGCATTGGAGCAGGGGGCAAGGTCGAGGTTGACGGCTTCGCGCGTGTCGTCGTCCATCACGTTGACGATCGCGTCCCACAGGTTGCGGTCGTCGATCTCCGGCATGGCCTGCTCGGCGGTCTGGTAGGTGTGCCCGTTATCCAGGCTGATGTGCTTCATGGTTGTTCCCCTTTCGTTTGTTCTTCGCCTTGCCCCCATTGTACCACAGTCGGGGGCGGTTGTCTATGCCCTCGTAACCTCCGGGGCGGGTGGTCGGGTTACTCGATCGTGTAGACCGGATAAACCCCAGCGGGGACGGCGTAGCCCTCGACTTCGACCTCGTAGCGGTCTTGGCGCTCCATGAGTCGGATATACGCCTCGGCGTTCTCACGGCCACGGATGCGGTCGATCGGCTTGCCGTTCATCAGGATTTTATACCACTTTTCGCGTTTCATGTTCTCCTTCTTTCTGCCCGCCTTTGACCGGGCGGGCGCGGTGTCGGTCGGGTCGGTCGGGTCAGGCCGCAAACCATGCGCGCGGCGTGTCAAGCTCGGGGTGCTGGCTGTAATCGTTGTCAAACCAGCGGGCGAACGCTTCCGGGTCGCGGCGCTCCAGCTCGTCCATGAGCCAGCCGCGCGTGATTGCGAGCTCTCCGGAGTACGGCATGCGCTCCGTCATGTCCCAGCAGTCGAGCAGCTGGGCAAGGGTGCGAGTGGCCAGCTTCGCGGCCGCTCGTACGTTGAGTTCTTCGCGCGTGTAGGTGCTCATGCGATCACCTCCCAGCAGCTGCCCCAGCGACGGAGCGCGACGGGGATGGCACCGTCCTTCGGGCGGTAGCCGTCGCCGAAGAAGGTTTCGACGGCTTCCACGTCCTCGACGCGGTAGACGTCCGGGACATGCCAGCCCTGCCAGTTGTCCCAGTACTCCGCGTTCTTGGTGGCGAGGCGCTTCGCGCCGGTCAGGGTGGCGGCGGTGCCATAGGTGCGGTAGTCGTACTGACCACCGATGACGATAAACTTGCTGGTGGTTTTCATTGTTTTTTCCTCCTTCTTTTCCTTGACAGCCCGCAGGCTGTTCGGTTATAATGGAGGCGCGAGAGCGGGGGCGCGCCTCCTGCCTTTCGGCGTTTGAGAATCGCGGTTGCTTGTGAGGCTGTGCGCGATTCTCTTTTTGCTTACTTGGCTGTCATGCCGTCGATGTAGGCATCAAGTTCGGCGCGAAGCTCATCGATGTTCTTGCCGTTCTTGATCGCCTTGTCGATCATGCGCAGGATTTTCAGCGCTTCCGCTTCCCGCGCGGCGTCGACTGCTCTTCCCATCAGTTCCTCCATCGTTCATTCTCCTTTCCGCTCTTTCTGCCCTCTCCCTTGAGGACGTGTATAGTATAGCACATGTTCCCATGTTTGTGAATATCGGAATACGTCACAATAATACATGGGAACATTTGTGCAGTTTTACATGTGTACATGTCTCTGATACTATGATATAATCGCGGTTGGAGGTGATACAATGACCAAAGGATACGAGCAACGCAAAGAGGCAAACAAGCGATACCTTGCCAAGCTGGCAGAGATACGTATACGCATGGCCGATGATGGCCGCAAAGAGACGATCAAGGCCGCGGCTGATGCGGCTGGGCAGTCCGTCAACGCCTACATCCTTCAGGCGATCGAGGAGCGCATCCAACGCGATCAGGCCAACAAGTGACCACATACAGCCCTGTTTCGTCCAGGGCTGTATTAAATTTTGATGTAGTAAAAAATAGTAAACAAAAGTAAATTGAAGTCTGTTACAATGTATAATAGCGACGTGGACGCAGGGAACAGCGGAGACGGCCTAAGTTGCTTAAGCGTCTTAGATATCTTAGACATCTTAGATATCTTAGATATCTTAGACATCTTAGACATCTTAGATATCTTAGATACTTAAGTACTTAGACCGTCTTTCACGTTGGAGATGTTCAGGACGGTTAAGGCAGTCAAGGCAGTCAAGACGGTCAAGACGTCTTAGATGGTTCAGATGGTCAATGTGGCTTAGGTGGCTTAGATGGCTTAGATGGTTCAGACGGTGTCTAAGACAGTCAGAAGGGGCTTGGATAGCCTAAGCAACCGCGCGCGCGAGGGAGCCCGGGAGGGTCGCGCACACGCGCACGCGATAGCACACGTTCGACGCTCCGTCAAGTGCCTGGCAACGCGCACGGGCGCACGCGTAAGGCCTGTCATATGCCCATTTGGATGTCGTAATGCGTTACAAATCGCGTTACGACAGGCGTTCAGATGCCAAAAAGTCAGTCCGGATAAGGATTTTTCAAGGGCGTGGCGTCTTTCCTCTGTAAAAATGTATCACTATGATCTTATGAAATTGATGAATTCATAATGATACGGGGGGTATGCCGGAGGATGGGACTCCGCCGGAGCGGGCGACGAAATCCGCATAAAAGAAAGCCTCCCTGACACCCTCCCCGCACCCCCATAGGGTTTAGAGTAGGAAGAGGGAATTGAAGAGTAGGCGAAGAAAAAGCGAGACGCGGACGGAAGAAGAGAAAGAGAAGCGCTTTAGAGTGTGAGATAAAAAATAAAGAGTAGAGCACCCCGGGGGTATGCGGAAAGCAGGGACTCCGGGGTGCTTTGCATGTGCTGAAATTTTGAAAAAAAGGATGGCGGGAGATGAAAAACAATGGCGAAGCGGAAGGCGAAGAGTGTTGAAGCGTTTGGATGGATGGACGCGATGGAAGCAGACCGCCTTGCCAAAGCCGAGAAGATAACGGACGAGATAAAGGACGCTGTGTCGAAGACGAAGGAGAAAACGTTTTACGGGACGGCTGCGAGCTTCAAGGGCGCGAGTAAGAGAAGCGCGTATGGTCTGAGCGATGCAGAAGAGATTGTTGCTGAGATGGTCGTGTATTGTGAGGACGCGAGTTGCCTGACGATTGCGAACACATTGAGAACGCAGTGGAAGGACTGGGACGTTGGTCGAGTGACAGCGGCGCTTCATGACGAGCGGGTGTTGAAGCAGATTGCGTATATAGCGGACGCGGAGAACCTGTGTACGGTGCATAAGGCGCGAAGCAAGCTGCGGAAGCTGTTGGATAGTGAGGGCGAATGGGTGCGCTTGCAGGTGGCGAGCGGAATCATCGGACAGGATGCGAAGGAACGCGAGCGGCGTGAAGTGCTGGATAGTGCGGCGCCGACCGTGACGTTCTCTAATGCGCCTGTTCCGGGACTTCCTGAGCCGATGGAGTTTGATGGTGATGCTGAGCTGAACATGGACGAGATATTCGGGAAGGTGAACGCGAGTGGCACGGGAGATAACAGTTGATTATAAGCCCACGCCGCGCCAGTGGACGTTTCACACAACGAAGGCGAACACGGTGTTGTACGGCGGCGCGGCAGGTGGCGGCAAGAGCTTTTGCATTGTCATGGATGCGTATATGCGCGCATTGCGCACGCCTGGATTCACGGGCGTTATCGTGCGAAGGACGTATCCTGAACTGGAGCAGAACGATATAGCGATTGCGCAGAAGGAGTATTCGCGCGAGCTGTGCAAGTACAATTCGACTCGGCATGAGTATACGTTCACTAACGGAAGCAAGATCATATTCCGGCATTGCAATTCGGCGGCCGATATTTATACGTTTCAAGGCTTGCAGCTCGACGCGGTGTATTTTGACGAGCTGACGCAGTTTACGTACGAGATGTATGACTACATCACGACGCGAGCGCGAACGGAGAAAGGCAAGCAGATCATGCCGATTGTGCGTGCCGGTTCGAACCCGGGCGGACTGGGGCATAGCTGGGTTAAAGCGCTGTTTGTGGATGCTGGCGAGTATGGGAAGCTGATTCCGCACAAAGTGTATTCAAAGGCCGTGAACAAGACAAGAGTCGTGACAACGCAGTATATTCCATCGCTGGTGACGGATAACCCGTACATCGGCGAAGAGTATATATTCCAGCTTGAGCAGAAGCCGGAAGCATTGCGGAAAGCGCTGCTGTACGGCAACTGGGACGCGTTTGAGGGGCAGGTGTTTACGGAGTGGAAGGATGACCCGGCACATTACAGGGACAGGATTCTGACGCACGTGATAGAGCCGTTCGAGATTCCGCTGACGTGGCCGCGATACATGAGCTTCGACCACGGGTACACAAAGCCGTTTTCCTGCGGCTGGTGGGCGATCGGACCCGACGGCTGCGCGTATCGGTACAGGGAATGGTACGGCTGGAACGGCACGCCGAACAAGGGCATGTGCATCACTCCGAAGCAGATTGCGGAGGGCATTGTCGCCCGTGAGACAGAAGAAGCGCGCGACTGCCTGAAGGTGCTGCGCGTAGCTGACCCGGCGATATTTGATATGTCGCGCGGCGACAGCGTGGCGACGCAGATGCAGCCGTATAACGCGGCGACGGGCACGCATGGCGTGGGCGTGTTCTTTGAGAAGGGCGATAACACGCGCATGGCAGGTCTGATGCAGATTCACGAACGGCTGAAGTTTGACGAGAATGGGCGGCCGAGGATGCAGGTGTTCAATACTTGCAAGGCGTTTATCCGCACAATCCCGACGCTGCCGTATTCCTTGAAGAAGCCGGAAGACGTTGATTCAGATGCGGAGGATCATTAGTGAATGTGTATGATGAATGTCGTTATTTCTGCATGATGAACCCGGTTCCGGCGGCATCGTATAAGCCCAAGAACAAAAAAGAGTATAATCCATTTTGAGGTTGGAGGTTGATAAGATATGTCGGCTCTGAGTAAACCGAGCTTTGAAGGCTACATTAGCCCTGCGGTTGAGGATGCGATCAAGAATGATCAGGGCGGTACGTATGTACTGGATTTCATGAAAGGTAACGGCGGGTTTGAATACATGGTTGAGGATATCTTGAGGAATGCATTGCGGAGGTTCCCCGGCTATGACACATCGAAGACGCAGGTACTGACCAACGAAGCGGGCGCGCTCAAGTGGGTTGATCAGACCTGAGGACACCAAAAAGAGCCTTTTCTCAAGGCTCTTTTTGATTGAACTACTGCCTTAGTTTCAATCCACAGATTCCGACTGAATCTGACTGGGGTCGAGGTCGATCCTGATACTATCTTAATTTCAATCCACAGCCCCTTTCGGGGCTGACATGAGCGCTTCCGAGGGTGATATTGCCTTAATTTCAATCCACAGTCTCTAAGAGACTGACGCGTCGGCGCGCTCTGACCGACGACGTAAGTATAGCACAGACGGCAACCAAAAGTCAATAGGGTAAACAAAAAAATATTTAAGGTGGTGAAGGGTGTGGAGAAAGTATCATCTGATGCATTTGCTGCATTTTTGATCGAGCGGCAGAAAGCCAAAGACGGATACATCATGGGCGCTACTGGACAAGACCCGAAGAAATGGAAGAAGGACAGCTGGTGGTTCACGCAGTACAAGAGCGAAGCGCAGCACAACAAGGCGCTGTACTGGCGTGAGCACGCCGAGCGCGTGTGGGACTGCAACGGGCTGGCGGAGGGGTATTACGCCGACCAGACAGGCAGGAACATCAATACATACGCGCGACTGAACTACGCGAAATGGTGCGGCGAGAAGGGCAAGGGCATGATTCCCGCCGACAAGCGCGTGCCCGGTGCTGCTGTGTTCTGGGGGAACAGCGCGGCGAACATTCACCACGTTGCCTTTTTGGTGGCACCGGTGACGGCTGGGAAGCCGGACGGCGATTGGTACATGGTGGAAGCACGCGGTGTAATGATCGGCGTGGTGAAAACAAAGCTGTACGCGCGCAAGCCTGACTTCTGGGGGCTTATGACGGAGTACTTCGATTATGATAAAAACGAGGTGGATGTACCAATGGAGAAGGTGCGGGTAAGCGCGCCGGAGCTGAACGTGTACCGGAGCGCGAAGTCCAGCAAGAAAGACCTGCTGATGATCTGTCCGAACGGCTTTGAGATGGAGCTTGTAGCATCTGAGGGCGACTGGGGCAGGTTTCGCAACCCGAACAATGGCGCGTATGGATATGCGCTGCTGGCCGGGGTGAAAGCGCAGGTGGAGTGATTGGACAGCAACATCATTTCCGCGCTGATTGCGCTGGGCGGGAGCTTGCTGGGCACACTGGGGGGTATTGTGGTTTCCAACAGGCTGACGGCATACCGGCTGGAACAGCTTGAAAAGAAGGTTGACAAGCACAACAACGTGGTCGAGCGCGTGTCGCTGATGGAGCAGAACGAGAAAATGATCTGGCGGCGCGTGGACGAGCTGAGGAACGAAGTGCATGAGATGAAGGGAGGAAGAGAGCATGCAGAGGTTTAAGAGCTGGGCACTGTGGGTTTCCGTGGCCGGTGCGCTGTGGACGATTGCAAATGCGTTTGGTCTGACGCAGAAGATCGGCATTGATGAAGGCACGTTCAAGACCGTCCTCGATGCGGTCGGCGTGGTGCTGATTGCGTTTGGCATCGTGAACAACCCGACGGATACGAAGCATCTGTAACGGGGTGAGCGCATGAAGGAAGCAAGAGCGCTTGAGACGCTGATTGGAGAACAGCGTCTGAGCGAAGAGGACGCGCGCATACGTGACGAAGCGTATGCGCGCTTGCTTATTTGGAAAACCGGCTGTCAGGAGATTCACGACCGCGCACGCGTGGCGCGGAAGATTCTGCTGCTGGATGACCCGTATCAAGACCCGCCCGGTGTACCGGCTGAACAGCGCACAATGCAGTTGCAGACGCTGAAGAGCACGTTTAACAACTGTGTGGCTGATCAGGTGGACAACCGCCCGGAAGCGCTGATGACCCCTGAAACGCCGGACTTGCAGGGCATGGTGGACGATATAAACGACATTGTGCGCTATATCTACGAAGCCAATAACTACTGGTATTTGCACCGGTTCAGAGCGGAGGACTTCATTGGCACTGGCACATCGATCATCCAGATCATGTGGGATGAGAACATGGCGCATGGGCGCGGCGACGTGGCGCTGATTCGCGTACCGGTCGAACAGTTCTTGTGGGATCCGTCCGAAGCTGATATTCAGAACGCGCGCGCGCTTTTCAAGGTTTCGTGGCATCCGCTGTCATGGTTCAGAGCGCAGTACCCGGAGAATGGCGTGTACGTGGCCGCTGAAGACAACGATTCGCGCGCCGTCGGGCAGGAAGAGAATCAGGAGACCATGCTTTCAGACGAACACAAGGCGATGCTGCTTGAGTACTGGTACAGGACGTATGACGCGTCGAAGCGCCGGTACACGATCAACTGTATGTACCTTGCGGGCGGCGCGGTGCTCGAACACCACAAGAACGTGTACGCACACGGCATGTATCCGTTTGTCGTAGATGCGTTCACGGAGATTCGCGGTCTGCCGGTCGGTGAAGGACTGGTGATGGAGCTTGCGCCCATGATGCGGTATATCAATCGATATGCCCACTACATGGACGTGAACATTCGGCAGTCGTCTCACATTCGAATGCTGGTGCGCAACGGCTCGAACATCGACAAGCGCGACGTGGCAGACTGGACGAAGGACGTAATTACCGGCGACTCGATCGGTGAAGAGTCGGTGCGTTTCCTTCAGTCCGCGCCGCTGACTTCGCTTGCGATGCAGCAGATGTATCAGCTTCAGACGGACTTGAAGCAGGACAGCGGCCAGAACCAGTTCACGCGCGGCGAAACGGCAGGCGGTGTAACGGCGGCTTCGGCCATTTCTTCGCTTCAGGAAGCTGGCGGTAAACAGACGCGCATGCGCACGCAGGCGCTGAATCAGGGCTTCCAGCGCATCACGGAGCAGATTTTGTGGCTCGTGAGCGAATACTACGGCGAAAACCGCGTGCAGATGATCACGGGCAAGGACGGCGAGTTCAGAGAAGTCGACGCATCCGCTTCCCGGCTCATGGGGCGCCGGAAGGGCGGCGTAGTGCCGCCGCCGCCGTACACGGTGCGTATTCAGGTACAGCGGTTGAACCCACAGGCAATTCAGAGTCAGAACGAGTTGATCATGAACGCCTACACGATGGCGGCGCAGGCTGGACAGCCCTTCCCGCTTTCGGTGCTGTTCGGCTTGCTGACGGTGGACGGAAAAGACCGCATCTTGCCGGTGCTGACGCAGCTTGACGCGCAGATGCAGCAGATGCAGCAGATCGCCGCCGAAAACGAGCAGCTACAGGCAACGGTGCAGCAGCAACAGGAGAGCATAGACGGCATGAAGAAGCTGATTTCACAGCAGAGTGCCGCCGCACAGATGACGAGCACGGCAGGCGCCGCGCCCGCAATGTAACTTGAGAGACCGAAAACGGTCTCTTTTGTTTTATCTGCCCGCGCATTCACGGGCAAGGAGGAGAAAACATGTACGAAGACATGGAAACAACGGTCGTTGACACCCAGACTGACATCACTCCGGACGACGCGGGGCAGGGTCAGGCGACACAGCAGGACGATGTACAGGGACAGATTTCGGATAAGCTTCGCGAGTTTATCGGCGAGGTTGAGGGCGAACAGGAGAAGGCCAATCCTGAGACCGTCAAGACCGAAGAGCCGCCGCAGAAGGAACCCGGCTGGCTGAAGATGCGGCTGATGGACGAGAACCGGAAGGGCGATAAAGCCGGTTACGAGCGCGCACAGCAGGAAATCAAGTCCTACAAGACCCAGCTTGCAGAGATGCAGGCGAAGCTCGACAAGTACGCGGAGATGGAGTTTGAGCAGGAAGCCAAGGATATGGCCGTCAAGGAGGGCGTGTCCATTGACTTTGCCAAGCGCCTGCTGCGTGCGGAACGCGGATTGAAGCCCGCTCAGAGCGCCCCGGCTGTCGATAAAGGTCAGCCCGCGCGCGACGAAAAGGGACGATTCGTGGCGGCAAACACGGCGGCTGAACAGCCCCAGACGGAAGAAGCAGACCCGGTGAAACAGCAGGCTCAGACGATGTACGACGAAGGTATGAAAGTCAAGAGCGACACCGGCGTTGATGTGCTCCAGCTTTATCTGGAAAATCCCGAAGTGCAGAAGCGTGTGCTCAATAAGCAGTGGAGTTTTGCGGACGTTGCGCGCGAGTACCTGCGGGAGACTGGACAGACGCAGACGAGAATGAGACAGACACCCCCGCCTGTAAGAAGCGGCGGGGCAAACGAACGCGGTACGGCAGCTGTCGATTTTATCAACATGACCCCGCAGCAGTATGCGGCATTCAACAAAAAGATCGACGAGGGCTATGAGTACCGCCCGTAAAACGGAGGTATGAAATATGGGCGTATTCACGAATATTGTTGCTACTCATGATTCCGGCTTGAAAGCCATTGAACAGTACTATAACGCCGGTCTGATTCAGGAAGTCGAACCGAATCTGGTATATTCCAAGGATTGTCAGAAGCGTTCGCTGCCTGAGAACAACGGCAAGGTCGTAACCTTTTACAGCTATGACCCCTTCCCCGTTTCTCAGGAGCCGCTGAAGGAAGGCGTGACTCCGGACGGTCAGACCGTCAACGTGCGCAAGTTTACCGCGACTGTCAAGCCGTATGGCAACTACGTCGCGTGGACGGACGAGCTTTCCCGGTTTGGCATCAACTGGATGCACAAGGAGACTTCCCGCCGCCTGAATCAGCAGGCGCTTGAGACGATCGACGCGGTTGTTGCTGACGTGATGAACGGCGGTCTGAACGTCATTTACGCCGACGAGAACGGCGGTGTGAACACCTCCCGCAGTGACATCGCAGCGAATACCGACACGCTGACCTACACCCACCTGAAGAAGGCCGTGCGTACGCTTGAAAAAAACGGCGCGAAGCGTTTCTCCGACGGCTTCTTCCATGCGGTTGTTGGACCCGAAACCAAGTACGACCTGACCGAAATGTCGCAGTGGGTTGACATTGCGAAGTATCAGGACAAACAGAAGATCGAGAAGTACGAGCTGGGCTGCATTGCGGGCATCAAGTTCTTCGAGACCACGCGCTCGAAGATTTTCCACCCGACGCAGTACCTGTACACCGACTCCGGCACGGGTGTTTCCAACCTTGCGCTGGCTGGCGGTTCGTGGAGTGTAACCAAGAAGACGGGCTACATCTCCGTTGCGCGCACGACCGCGTATGCGTCCGGTACGGACGCTGACTACGCGCATTTCTGCCGCCGCATGGCTGGCCAGAAGGTGCGTATCAACGATGCGTCCGCTACGGCATACATGGATGCGCTGATCGATAAGTGCGTGGACGACGGCACGAATCTGGTCATGACGCTGCGGTATGTGGATACTACCACCGACTGGACGTATGCGTCCGGCGACAAGGTGTATTCGCAGGCGGGCGGCGCGTCCAGTGCGGATGTGTACTCTACGATCGTGTACGGCATGGACTACTGCGGTATCATCTCTCTGGGTGGTCACGGCGAGAACATCCGCGCGATCGTCAAGGAACCCGGCTCGTCCGGCGCGGAAGACCCGCTTAACCAGCGCGGCACGATTGCGTGGAAGGTGGATGGCTTCACGGCCTGCATCCTTCAGAACGCGTATGGCGTGCGCATTGAGCACTCTGTGAGTGCTTAATTTTTTGCAATAACGACACTGGGCGGGGGCTTGAGGCTCCCGCCCTTTTTCTGTATAAGGAGGAAATAGTATGGCGAATACCGCGGTAAAAGAAACCCCCGTCAAGACGCTTGAGGAAGTGCGCAGAGATGCAAATATCATGGTCAACCTGCGTGCTACGGGCAATCTGATCGGCGAAGACGGAGATGTGCTGAAGAATCCCTGCGAGACGGTGATTGTGAATGGCAAGACGTATCAGGTGCGGTGCAACGAGCCGGTTGCCGTACCGTGGGAAGTGTACGTGGCACTGAGCAACAGTGAGCGCTATCGCGGCGAGAACATTCTCTGCTGATGAGAAGGAGGGGTGTGTATGACGCTTACCGAAATCCGAAATCGCGTGCTGTTTCAGACGAACAATGACGCGGATGACCTGGGCGACTTTCAGCCCCATATCGAGGGGTATATCAATGAGGGATACGACCTGCTGACGATGGCGTATGACAAGAAGCACGTGGGCACGGACGAGTATCCCACGCTTGCGCTTGCGTCAGACACACCCACTCTCCCCGACTGGCTGCATCCGGCGCTGGCTGACTACGCGTCGTATATGATTTACCGCAACGGCAATGCGCTGAAGCAGAACCGCGGCATGGCATTCTGGCAGATGTTCCAGCTTGCGCTTCAGCGCGCACGGGCGCGCGAGGACGAGCCGTGCTACCAGAAAAATCTGTACGTTGATATGAGGACGGTGCGGAGATGAGCAGCAATAGCTACGAAAAGCAGTTGACCTTTGGCGACTTCAAGGGCATTTGTCAAGCGGGCAGCGGGCATAATCTGAGCCTGTCCTATGCGCATGACGGATACGGATTCATCACGTATAAGGGCGAGATTATGTCTATGAATCCGCTTGTACCGTTTTTTAATCCAAGTTCAAATGCGAACATGGTTCTTGCAAATGGTGCGTCTGCTTACAGCGGCGGTTCTGCTCTCTCCACGCTTTATAAGCGTTTCCGGCTGAAGGACGGAGCGATGGTTCAGTCCAGCGCCGAATACATGGTATTCGTTGACGCGGATGGGCGTGTGTGGTATAAGCAATTCGAGTTTGATAATGACGAAGATATAGAGGTTCCGTCTGGTGGATGGACGTGTGCCAATACAAATGCGCCGTTGATCAGCTCTGGATACCTTACAAACAAGCCGTGCTGTGTCGCCTACGAAATCAACTACGCCCCGCCTGAGACGCTTACAGACGCGATTGTGACGGCGATTGAGGGCGGTGCGGAGTACTACTATTTCGAGCTTTCAGCGTATGAATACCGCCGTTTGCGTGTTGAAAATGGGAAAGCTGTGTATGACAACAAGGACGGAGAAGCCAAGGAATTGAGCGAAAGCGACAGCGTGCGCAAAGCGTTCGATGCTCCGGTAGACTGTCTGTTCATTGCGCATCAGGAGTTCGGGCTTGCGTGCCTGTATGCCCCGCTGGATTCGGATTCACTGACGCTGGTTAAAGTACACGTGCAGCCAGAAAATACAGATAACGAAATCAAATTCGGCGCGATTGAGCTGTACAATGACCGGCTGTGGGGAACGATGATCGAGACCGACCCGGACAAGCTGATGTATTCCGCGCCCAAAGACCCGTTTAACTGGGATGAGTTTTCCGCATCTCCGGCAGACGGTGCGGGCGATGTTCAACAGCCGAACTGGAACGGCGACGAGTTTGTGATGCTGAAGCAATTTGGCGCGTCGCTTTTGGCGATCAAGTCAAACGGCATCTGGCGTGTCACTGGCACAAATCCATCCAACTATTCCTTTGCGCAGCAGTACGGCGAACAGGAGTTGATCCCGAATACGGCGGTTGTCTTTGGCTCGAATATGTATATAATGGGCAACGATGACATTCTACGATACAACGGCTATGAAGTTGCGCCGGTATCGGAGGGTTTTATTGCCAACATCACATCGGCATATGGTGGATACAGCGAATATGAAGGAAATCATATGGATGATTTCGCTGTGATGGACAGGCATATTTACTGTATTTATCTGAAGCATTTGACATATCAGTTGAATATTATGGACAACAGCGTTTGCGGCGTGCTGGTTGAGTACAACACGATGACGGGCGAAATCAACGTTCGGCAGACGAGCAGCGTTGACCTGCGTACTTCAGACACTGGTACGACGATGCTTCTTTGTGGTACTTGTGACGAAACGAACGCGCTGTTTATGAATGCTGACGGACAGCTTGTGACTCGCCGAAGAGTGGACGAAACAGCGGCGCTGACTTCCCTTCCCTTCTATTATGAATCAGGCTATCAGAATTTATCCGCGTCCAACGTGATCAAGGGCGGGTTTGACATTTATCTGCGCATGGAACGAAGCAGGGCAGAAAGCGAAGCTGTGATCAATGAGGAAATGACGGTGGACGGCGTGACATATACTACGGCAGATACTGTCAAGGACAAGGAATATGTGAAGATTGCCGGAAGCAGTGCAACCTTCCATCCATATGAGCCAAATTCAACATCGTCGATTGGTTGGAATAATCGAGGGAATGAATATCTGGTGCTCGTTCGCGGTGGCGGCTGGCTCAAGATCAAGGTTGGCAATTCTACGCCGACGTATTGCGTGCTCGAATCTGAGATGGAGACTTCGCGCACGGACGGGCTGTTGAATCCTCCTTTGACCACGCAGATGACGGTTGGCATTCGCACGGAAAAGAAGCTCAAGATAAAGACAGTGACTCTGACGAATGGCAAGCCGCGCCGTGTGCACATTAACAACACGGGGCGTTATTTCCGGTTGGAGCTGTCTACGCCTGCGCAGATTTCGCCGTGGAGGATTCTGGGGAACGTCACGGTGAATCTGGAACTGGACTATGATTGAGGTGATGCGCGATGAAGTCTGTATTGCTGCCTGATATGCCGCAGGAGTGGCGCGACACGGGCGAGCGCCTGTTTTATTTGCGGCTGATGGACGTGCTGAATGGCATGAATCAGGAGATTGTGAGCGTGTCGGAGACGGAGAGCAAGTCTACCGATACGACCACGGAAGAGCCGAAGATTGTGTGGGAGACGTTCACCACGGAGAGCTTTGTGAACTGGGGCGATGCAGACCCGTTCGGCGCGACGATGATTGACGGCATTGTGTACCTGCGCGGCGCTGGCAAGCTGGCAAGCGCACTGGCAGACAAAGGCGTGCTGACCATTGCTACGCTGGCTGAGAAGTACAGGCCGGAGTACCGCGTCGCCGTGCCGATCGTGTCCGACGCGGGCGCACTGCGCCTGACGATCAACACCAACGGAAACGTGCAGATTCGAAACACGACCGGCGCATCGCTGGCCAATACGACGTACATTTCGCTGGCGTGCAGCTTTGTAACGGGGCTGTACACGGGTACAGATGAGCCGGAGCCGAGCACGCAGACGTATTTGTATGACAAGGGAGCGGTCGAGGGATATACGTTTGTGAGCAATGGTTTCACGCGCCCGAACTACACAGGCAATGCGAAGGGCGTTTTGGAAACGAATACCATGCGCATCAACATCCCGGCGCTGACGGGTACGACCAGTCTCCCGTACAACGCGCATGTGTGTACGTCGGCGGCGGTGACGATTCCGACCGGCGCGTCGAAGCTGAAGGTGCTGGCGAAGAAGACCAGCGCGACGAACACGCTGCTGAACTTTGGTCTGCTGCCGTCCAGCGCGTCGAACTCGTACTCCACGAGCAACGGCGGGCAGTTGAGCGGCGATAAGACGCTGACAACGACAGAGACGGTGTACGAAATCACGCTGACGGACGCGGTGAAGTCTGCCACAAACCTGAAGTGCATTGTGAACGCAAAGGCGAACATGAAGGTTGGCACGGCTGCCGCGAATGCGATCATCTACCAGATTTGGTTCGAGTAAGGGGGTATAGGATATGACGCAAGCAGAAATCAAAAAGGCATTGGAAGCCAGCGCAAAGGAAAACTACACGCCTAAAACGGATGAAGAGATTCGTTCGCAAGCGGAGGGCATGTATAAACAGCAGTTTGAAAACGACCTCAAGGCGCTGCGCAAGCAGACGGAACAGAACATCCTTGCGGCGCGCAGAGACTCTCTGAGCACCGGTATGCAGCGCTCCAGCTATGTGGCGGCACAGCAGGGGCTTGCAAGAAGCGCCGGTCTGGAGGGACAGCAGCAACTTCAGAGCAACTATGAGTCCAACATCGCGAACGCGATTGCCGACCTGCGCGACAAGGACAGAGACAGGAAGCTCGCGGATGATCAGTATCGGAATCAGCTCCTGCTTCAGCTTTATAATATGGGTAACAGCGGGGGCGGCAGAAGTGGCGGTACGCCCAGCAACGATTCGGATAATAAGAAAATTCCTGATTTAAAAATAACGTCGGCTCCGGGTGACTATAATCTGTTACGCGAAAAAAGGGGAAGCAAGGTTTATGAAACTCCGATCACAGCCGCGAACGCATGGAGAGAAAAAATGCGCAAAAACCTCAACAAATATACGTATACGGACAAGGGCGTTCTTCTTGATTAAGCATTTAGGAGGATAACATGCATGTTGGAGCTTAAACTTCCGAACAAAGCTAAATCCAATGTTATACACGTGTCCAAGTCGAACACGAACAGTGTTGTAAAAGAGAACGTTGAGAACGTTCCAGTTTCTGGTTCGCAGGATGAATTTATGTCTCTCGGCAAAGCGTATTCCAAGCTGAACAACATGTTCAAGGCATACGAAGCGGAAACGGACGCGGCGAAAAAGCAGCAGCAGGGCATGGACGCGATCAACTTCAGAAACACGCTGAACGCCGCGATTGCCGACCCGAACATGCCGTACTACAATCCATATACCCGCGCGACGAACTACAATATTGTGGACAACCTGAAGAAGTACTACAATATTGACCTGTCGAACGGTATTACGCAGAGCACGATCAACGACTTGAAGAAGAACGTTGACTACAGCAAGATCAGCTACAACTACGGCGGCAGCATTGCGAGCAACACGAAGGATTCGAACCAGCAGCTGGCGTACTACATCTCGATGCTGGAGGACGATGAAGCTATTACGCAGAAGGCTGAACAGGAGCTGAACTCCCTTCAGAACGACGTGTGGATGCTGGTGAAGCGCGGATACAGCGACAACGATATTATGAAGAAGATCGATATGTCGAATTATCCCACGCTGACGAAGATGGACGAGGGACGGCAGACGAACACACCCCTGACGCTGAACCGGCGCGTGAACTATTCGCAGGACTACCTTCCCGCGTACATCTGGGCGGCGCGCAACGATTATCAGCTGAACAGCGACGAATCCTATATCAACGCGCTGATTGGCTCCAATGACGGTGTGGGCGAGCGCTATATCCCGAAGTCTTCTTCCTACGCTTCCCTTGACCCGTCCAGCGAGTACTACGCGCCGTATGGGCAGACCACGACGCTTTTTGACCTTGGCTCGAAGTATAAAACGACTTCGTTTGACCGCAAGTGGCTGGACGAGCACAAGAGCGAGCTGTTGAACGGTGACAGCGCGTCCCAGAAAGAATATACGAAGATTCTGACGGCTGTTGAAAACGCCGACGCGGCGACGGAAGAGCTGAAGAAGCTGAACGCGTGGCGCGATCAGATGGTGGCGAGCGGCAAGAGCGCGGACGAGATCACCGCCCTGCTGACGAACTCTTACGACGGCGAGAAGTCGTTGCTTGAGGAAGAGTATCCGACGCTGGCGAAGATGGAGAACAAGCGCACACGCGGCGGGGCGCTGGAACTGGGCTATGCGGTGGACTTTTCTCTTCCTATTTTTAAGGAGAACACGCGGCTGGCGGCGAGGAAGCGAGATTGGAACGCTGCGCTACATAATACGGAATCCGCAAAGGTTGTAACTCTTCCGACTACGCGGAGCGAGATTGAAGCTGTGCGTGCGGCGGCTGGTGAAAACAAAGAAGATTTTTCCGCAATGGATTCCGTGGCCGCTGATTTCAGTGTGACCGCATTCAAGCAGAACTATGCGGACAAAACCGAAATCGAGTACAACACGGCGGTTTCGAATCTGGAAGATGACATTGTAGCGTACAAGAACGGCAAGGCGTTCAAAGACCTGTCCGAAGACGCGCAGAGATTCATCAAGACCAATCCTGAGCTGTTTGAGGGTATCAGAAGCTGGAATACGGGCGACGATTTCGGAACGCAGGTCAAGTATAACGCGATCGAACAGACGCTTGAACAAACTCGGTGGGATACGAATTTCACGTCTACCGGCATTGGCAAAACTGCTGCTGACGCGATTCTGTACGCGGACGATGCGGTGCGCGACGGTTTGCTTTCACCGGAGGATAACGCTGCTTTCCTGATTGGCGTTGCCGAAGCGAAGGAAAAGGCAAAGAATGCCGGAATGTCGCTGGAAGACTACCTGAACAGCGACGAGAGCGTGCGCAAGGAAGTTGTGGGCGGCATGTATGAGGTTGTCGCGGCGAACGATGAAGCCATGGCTGCCCAGCGCAAGGAATTGCAGGATAGCTTTGTGAAGACCTACATGCAGTCCCAGCAGAACGAATGGAACGGCACGGCGACGGAGGACGAAGCGAGCTTTCTTGAACAGATGAACAATTACAATGTTGATCTGTCGAAGGACGAATACTACCTCAACGTGCTGAGCGAGAACGACGACTATGCGAGTGAGCTTATGGAAGCGTTCACGGACGGTATGGATGATACGTATGATTTTACGCCCGTGCAGTCGTATTTGCAGTTTTCCGGTACCGGCAAGAGTCTCATGGAAAGTAACATTGCGTCGGCAGCAAACGAGGTATACACCTCCGATATGCGTGCGGCGCGATGGCTGGGCTTCAAGAACCTGGAAGAGTTTTACACGGCTTATCCGGAACTGGAAACGCGCGCGAAAGAACGTGCGCAAAGAATGGCTGATGAGAAACTGAAGGAATATCAGGAATTCGACCAGACACTTACCATGCTTTATAAACAGTCGTTTGAGCAGGGGACATTAGAAGGAACGAACGCTGACGCGTATTCTCTTCAGAAGGATGAAGACGGAGAATACTATCTTCAGGACAACGACGGGAATACCTATGATCTGAAGGACGAAGACGATGTATATACCTTGCGCTCGGATTCGAGCGGCGATAGCTCGGTCGGGCAAATTGGCACACAAGACATTCGCAAATATATCAACAAGACTTTGACCGACGAGTACGAAGTCAACAACAAAACGATTCAGACTGACGCGGCTGGAAATCCGATTGAGCCTGTTGCAGAAGAGGAACAGTGGAATATCTGGGAAGGAATCAATGGTGTCGGATGGCAGGGAATAAAAAGCGGCGTAGTTTCTGTTCCGCTTACGTTTGCGCAGGCAATGGAGTATTTCTTCTACTACAAGTCGAACGAGGATTTGAAAGCTGAACTGCGAAGCACGGTTTCGCGCGAGGATTACCGCTCGAAGGTCGAGTATGACATAAGCGACGAGAGCGGTGTGATTCCGGACGAGAACCGGCGCAAGATGCTTCAGACTAAGTTGTATGGCGATGCTGAACAGGGAATCGCGCCGTACTCCGGGGACATTTACGACTTCGGATACGACCCGGGCAAGGCGAATATTCTCAAATATATTGAGGACAAGCAGAACTACTTGAATTCCGCGCGCGAGGATGTGCAGAAGTACGCGCCGAACTGGGTTGGCACGTATGACGACGTGGTTGCTGTTACGCAGAATGTCGCGAATATGGCGCTCATGACTGCCGGAAGCACGATCGGTGGCGGTTCGATTGCTGCAAAATTGGGAACCGGTTTTCTTGTGTATGGACTTCCTGAAGGCGCAGAACTCGGGCGCACACTTGAGGATACGTTTGGCTTATCCCATAACACGGCAGCGGCGTGGGCTGTGGGTTACGGCGGTTTGACCGGCTTCATGGAAACAGTTATGTTTGACAAGCTGTGGGACGGAGTGATGAAGGGAAATTCCGAAGCAATACTTGGAGAAACTAAGATAGCTGCGCGAAACTTTGTCTCCAAAAACATGATAGGAATGCCGAAAATTGCACAGGGAACTGCGAAATGGCTTGCGGGTAACGTAACTATCGCGACGGTTTCGGCACCGTTTGAAATGATTGAAGAGGGCACAGAAGGTGTTGTAAAAAACATTGTTGTGGACGTTGCAACGAGGAACACGGAGATTAAGCCCGGCGAGACGTATACGCCTGAAGATTTCTTTAGCCTGACGTATGAAAGTGCTCCGGTAAGCTGGTGGCTCGGTTTTATTTCCGGCACAATCGGAGATGTAAGATCGACAATTAATGCGAAAAAACTTGCGAAGCAAAAAAGCATTACTGCCAAGCAAGCTATGGATACGGTCGATGCGCTGAAACTGGATGTGGACAAAGCGAAAAAGGAGTTTCAGGAAAAAGGCGTTGGATACTACGCTGACAAGGCTAAGCAGGAGCAGTACGCTGTTGACAACTTTGCGAAGAGCATGGCTGAAATTAATCAGGGTTCGGAAGTCCAGCAGGCTCAGCAGGCGCAGACGGCGTATGAAGAGCAGCAAAGCAAGGTGTCTGATGCGCAGGAAGCGTATGACGCGGCGGCCACACAGGCACAGGCGCAGGCTGAAGCGCTGTCGGCAGAGGACATTCCGTCCGCTGATACGATTGCGGAGATGCAGCGCATTCAGGGCGAGGTTGATTCGGCGGCTGAAAAGCTGAAGAATGAAAACAACCTGCTGGAAAAGACGAAGAAGGCGTGGCAGGACAAGCAGGCGCAGGTGGATGAAATCAAGAAAGCCGCGCTGAAACAGGCTGAAGTGGACGCACAGATGCGTGTGGAGCAGGAACGAGCTGAAGCAGACATTGCCGAAAAACAGCGGATTGCGGACGAAGCGCAGGCACAAACAGATGCTCTTATCGACGACATGGCGAAGGACATTCAGGCGGCAGTTGGTCGAGAAGGAGAAGACGTTGGCGCGGTCAAAGATAAGATCAAGTCGAACGCGGACAAGCTGGGGAAATACCTTCAGGGCAAGCAGGCGCAGATGGTGGAGGACTTTGGCAAGAGCGTACCCGGCTGGACGCTGAAGTTTGATGCGATCAACGACCGCGGCACGCGCGGCTATGTGGACAAAGAGAGCAAGACGATCTACCTGAACTCCAACATGGGCACGCTCGATCAAATCCGCGCGACGGAGGGACATGAGCTGACGCACGTGCTTGAATCGCTGTCGGATTATGGCGATGTGCAGAACGCGATCTTCGACGCGTACTATCAGGGTAACACGGAGCGGCTTGCGGACGATCTTGCGGCGATCAAGGCGCGGTATGACCTTCAGGCTGATAAGACCGGCAACGAGGGCTTCCGGCTCAATACGGAGGAAGCTCAGCGGCAGGAGCTGCTTGGCGATCTGATTGGACAGCTGCTGTTCAAGAGCGACCCCAAGATTATTGATCACATCGCCGCGAAAAATCAAGGCGTTGTGCGCCGCATGCTTCAGTGGGTAAGCGACAAGTGCAAGGAGCTTTGGATTCGCGTATCCAAAAAGGGCGGCAAGGAAATGGCGCAGGCGTATCGTGAAATGACGAAGATTCGCGACACGTTTACTGACGCGCTGAACCGCGCTACGCAGGTTGAAGAGCAGGGACAGAATAACGCGGCTGACGTGGCCGCCGCTCAGACGGAGCAGGCTCAGCAGCAGACTACGGAAGCACCGGTTGCGGAGAATGTTGCGGAGACGCAACAGCAGACGCAAGAAACGCCGGTAACGGATACCGTTGAGGAAACGCCCGTAGAAACGCTCGAAACCGCACCCGCACAAACGGTCGAGGAAACGGTTGTGGTGGATTCTACGCCGAATGAGAGCGTGACAGTGGACTATACGCCGGTTGACGCGTCGAGTCTTGAGAGTATTCAGCAGCGCATGCAGGATATTCAGCGCGCCGAAGCGGAGGAAAAGCAGATTACGCTTACGAACGTGACGGCTGAGACGGCGGCTGCGCTTGACAAGCTGCGCGAAGCGAACGGCATCAGCTATTTCCGCGCGTTTACCAATGACCCCGCTCTGCGGAGCCAGTATAGCTGGCTGGATTATCAGGTACAGGCAAAGAGTGTATCGCAGTATCTGGACGCGCTGCGCAATCCGGACGTTGACAACGTGGTGATGGTCGGCGAAGACGCGAGCACCATGCCGAGGTTTGCGTATCAGGACGGCGTATGGTCGACGGACTATCGCGGCGCGACGAACAAGCAGAAGCAGCTTGCGCGCATGATCAAGGCGCAGGGACTGGAAGCGGAGTACATTGCGAAATCGCCTGTCGAGCGCACGACCGCGAACTCTGACTACGTGGCGAACCGCGACGCAGGAAGCCGCGCCATGTGGGAAGCCAAGGCAGAGGAAGAAGCCACTGCGAAGACGGAAACGCAGACACCTGAAGTGCGTGAGACTCCGGAGCTTGACGGCAAGCTTGCGCCTGAAACGCCGACCACGATCAAAGAGCGCGTATCGAACCTTCTGACGACGGAAGCCACACCCGAAACCGTGAAGGTTGCGGATATTCAGGTCGACCCTGAGACGTATCAGTTTAAGGGCGACGTGAACGAGCAGGGCGTTACCAAGCCGCTGACCGGCGATTATAAGCCCGGTCTGTCTCAGCCGCTGATTCTGCACGAGCGCCTTGACGGCACGCTGTACGTGGCAGATGGACACCACAGGCTTGATCTGGCAAAGCGCAACGGCGTTGACACGGTGTCGGCGGTTGTGCTGAAGGAAGCGGACGGATACACGCCTGCCGATGTGCGCGTGTATGCGGCGCTTCGCAATCTTTCGCAGGGACGCGGCACGTCCGTTGACGCAGCGAAGCTGTTCCGCGACGCGGGATTCACACAGGAAGAGCTTGCGTATTACGGCCTGAGCACCAATGAGACGATCGTTGAGCAGGGCATGTATCTTGCGGCGCTGAACGAGGACGTGTTTGACCGCGTGGCAAGCGGCGAAATCTCCGTGTACACCGGCGCGTTGCTGGGCGAGATGTTCCCTAACGACATTGCGCGGCAGAATACCTTTCTTCAGATGATCAATGGAAAGAATCTGACCCAGCAGGAGCAGCGGTATCTTGCCGAGGATATTCAGCGGGCACAGCCGATTCAGCGCGCGGAAGGCGAACAGCTTTCGTTTGACGATGAGTTTTTTGCGACGATCGACACAAACCTTGCTGAGCGCGCGCAGATTGTGAGCGGCTTGAAGAACCGACTGACCAAGGAAGTCAATCAGTTTTCCACGCTTTCGAAGCAGAAAACTGTTGACAAAGTAAGCGCGGTAGGGCAAAATGTACTTGACGCTGAAGCCAACAAGGCGCATGCGCAGACGGCACAGGCGGCGAACGCACTCTTGAGCACGTATCATCTGACGGGCGAGACGAATCAGCAGGTACGCGAGATACTGGACAAGTACGCGACGGAGCTTGCCACGAACCCGAAGATGAGCAAGAACAAGGCCATCAACGCCGCCTATGATGAAATCATGGCAATCGCTGAAGGAGGTATGACGAGTGAAGTACGAGGGAGCCAAAAAGCAGATGATGTTGCAGGCGATCGTGCAGGGCTGGAAGGACAGGGAAGAACGGGAGAAGTACTTGCAGTCCCTGCCGAAGGAAGAACGGGAAGCAATCCTGAAGGAGGACGAGGAGCGGCTGAAACTGCGCAGGGAAGGAAAAATCTGAACCCGCAGTACTCCGTCCAGTTCGACGCGGCTGAACGGCTGAACATCCTGCGCGAGTTTGCGAAGGACATTAATTCGCAGGAGTTGTACAAGTATACGATCGGAGAAAGGCTGAACTCGATCTTCCGCGGAACGAATCTTCAGCCGTCGTTTGATCAGCTCAACCCGGTGCGCATCGTCCAAAATCTGGCGGCAGAGCTGGGTACGAGCACGTATACGGCAGACCTTTCCGCGATGGGCGACGACATAACGAACGTACTCTCATACTATGACACCCGGGCACGCAGTCTGGTCGTGGATAAAAACTCGGCCGCTGATCTGGGTGTCACTTTGTATGGGCTTGGACAGTTTGTGTACGACAAGTGCGCGGCGAAGCTTGATGCGGATACGTATAATCGCGCGAACTTTGGACAGCAATTTGCGGACTACATGACGCACGAAAACGCTGATTGCAATCCAGACTTTATCACGGATTTGACGCTTGCGCTGGATGCCAAAACGAAACAGGCGGTGGACGCTGCGCGTAATCAGGTCATTCGATACTCTTTGCAGACCGACCTGCAAAAGGCAATGAACATGATTCGCGACCGCGCGGAAGAACGCGCGGGCAAGAAGACGCTGACCGGACAGCTGCGCCAGTTTTACATCAACAATATCAACGCGGCATACGCGGCGAGCATGATTGACTATCTGACGGGCACGCAGGAGCTTTCGCTTGAAGCGAGCTATCTCCCGCACGCGAAGTACATGTCCGAATCGATCATTGCGCGTGACTACGTGCTGCCGGACGGCACGCGCGTTGGTGTGGCCTTTAACCAGATGCTTCAGAGCTTGGGCGTGACGTTTGAAAACGAGAAAATGGTCGGGGCGTATATGCTGGCTGAACACGATATTTACAGCATGCAATCCGAGCACCCGAGACCCGTGTACAACAACACCGAGCAGCAGAACCGCAACATCATGGCGGAAGTCAAGGCGCAGATTCCGGAGATTGAGAGCATCGTCAAGGGAATCCGCTCGTGGTGGGATACGTTCATGACGGACTGGTATCTCGATCAGGGCTTCACGACGCAGGAAGAGTTTGCACGCTGGCACGCGGAAAACCCGTACTATGTACCTGCTTTCGACTTCGAAGCGGAGGAAACGGACGGCAAGGTTAAACAGCGCAAGGGCAGCACCAAAGAAAAAATCAATCCGTTTGACGCATACGTTGAGTACATTCAAAAGATCGTCAATCGCGTTGTCCAAAACAACGTGGCGAAGACCTTCCACAAACTGTACCAGACCAACTCCGGGCTGGGCGTGATTGCACGGCAGATTCCGTCCTCAAAAAGCGACATACGCTATCTGTACGCGGACGTGGCAATTGACAGTGTGCCGGACGCGGTGCTGGGAGATGTACGGGCGCGACTCGAAGAGAAGGGCGCGGCAGAGAGACGCGAGAACGGAATGAACATCTTCGCGAACGCGAATAAGCAGACGGGACTTGAAAAGAACACGCTATGGGTGTACCTTGAGGACGGTACGAAGGTCAAGTATGTGATTAACGACGTGCCGCTGTACAACCTGCTGAAGGGAAGCGGCGACAACACGTACAGGAAGGTTGGGCGTATCCTTTCGTCCGTAACTAACACTATGGCGCGGCTGACCACCGGTCTGAATCCGCTGTTTTCCGGGAAAAACGCTATCCGCGACTTTTCGAAATCGGTTAACTACGGCAGCTGGTCGTCGAACTACGGAAGCGGTCTGGCCAAGTGGTTCCAGAACTTCGGCTACACGTTTTCCAACTACATAAAGGAAAACTTTGGCGGTGAAGTTGCTGCGGACTACGCGGACTACCGTGCAATGGGCGGCGGCGAATCTGAGCGCTTTGACACGCACAAGAGCACCCGGAAGCTGAAAAAGGCGCTGTACGGCGATACCACGCTGGACAAAATCTGGAAGGCCGTGACTATGCCGGTTATCGGCATAAACAACATCATCGAGATGAACTCTCGACTGGTTGAGTATCGATATGGCAAGCACGACCTGAGCACGGCAGAGGGCAGGAAAAAGGCCTTTATGGCGGCTATGGAGGTAACAACGGACTTCCAGCGCGGCGGGCAGGGTGGCGTATTCCAGTTCATTTCCAAGGCTACGCCCTTTTTCAACGCGACGGTGCAGGGTCTTGATCAGCAGGTGCGAATGTTCGGACGCGGCGAACGCGAGCGGCTCGGTGTACGCCTTGCAAAAACGGTGACGAACAACCTAATCTCCGGTGCACTGCAGGTGGCTATGATCGGCATGTTTGGCACGGACGATGACAAGGAGCTGTACGGACTGGCGCTGGACAACATGAAGAATGACTTCCTGCTGCTTCCCACACACTGGTTTGTCAAGAATCCGGAGCGTCCGTTCCTTCGTATTCCGCTGGCGCAGGACGCGTTGAGCAAGGCGGCGTTTGCCTTTGGCCGCAAGCTGATTGCGGGCGAGCTGCCGGAGGAATATCAGGACGATTTTACATTCGACCTGAAGGAAGCCATCATGGATATTCTCTCGAACCAGCTTCCGGACAGCACGATTTTCAGCCCGATTCTGGACGTGCTGACGAACCGCACGTGGAACGATACGCAGATGACCTCCGACCGCAACCTTCAGAAGAGCGAAGTGAACCAGACGAACGAGAGCATGCCGCAGATTTTCAACGACATTTCGGCGCTCCTGAGTGCAAACAACATTCACGGCAAATTCACTTCACCGATTGCGCTGCGCTATCTGTTCTCACAATATACAGGTGTGATTGGGCAGGTGCTTTTGCCCATGCTGTCCAGAGACGCGAACGGCGACACGAACCTTTTGCGCGGTCTGTACACGGCGGTACGCAATTCGTTCACGCTCGACCCGACGTACACCAACTGGGTCAACGGCGCGTATGACGATCTGTATAACAAGCTGGAGACGACGATCAAGGACAAGGGAATGATCGGTGGACAGCTTAAAGCGGGCATGAGCGAGCAGGAAGCCACGAAAGCATACGAAGCGGCAAGAGCGCTGATTGGCTCGAAGGGCACTGTAACGCAGATTAACGACGAAATCTCGGCGCTGTACGATGAGATTAACGAGATTACGCGAAGCAATGCGGATGATGCACCCCAGCTTTCGCGTGACAAGCGAATGGAGATTGTGCAGCTGAAGAAGAGAGCCGTTGAATTGATGCAGGAGTGGTCTGACAAGTATTGCGCGGACACCAAGTATCTGATTACGCTGAAGACGCAGCCGACGGTTAATGCGTATACAAGGGCGCAGAGCGTCGCGGCAAATTACGGCGTAGACGCGTTTGGAGAAATCCCTGATTACCTGTCGTATGGCGCGAACTACGCGGAATCCATCGGCAAAAACACGGAAGCGTATTCGCCGCATCCGACGTACAGCCGAACGTCGAAAGGCGTTACAAAGGCTGTACCGGTGGACAAGCAGAGCAAGTTTGACGCGATATATCTCAAGGCGTATGAAGACGCGTTCGATGGCAAGGGCGGTGCAGACTACTTTAACTCCATCACGAACGAAGAGACGTTGCAGAAGGAGCTTAAAGACCTGCATACGAAAGCGCAAAAGGCGGCAGAACAGGAAGTACCCATGGTCGAAGTAACCGAATAACGCAAAACCCGGGCTGTTGCGGAGTAAAATCCGTAGCAGTCCGGGTCTTTTTTGGTTTTGGGGATTACTCGAAGCCCTCGATCATCGCGCGCACTTCGGCGGTTTCGGACAGCAGGTCGGCGTGCATGGCTTTCCATGCGTCCATCATGCCATTGGCATACTCCGGATTGCGCTTGTACCCTTCGGAGTTTTTGTAGGACTCAATCAGCTTCTCCACGACGTTGTGGCCGTCGATGTTGAACTTGATGTGCGCTTCAGCCATATCGCAGAACCACATGGCGGCGCCGCGATCGGCTTCCTTCAGCTCGTATGCCTTGCGGATTTTCTCGCGAGCTTCGCCGATGTTGCCGTGCATTTCATTGGATACGCATTTAATAAGTTTCATTATATATTACCTCCCGATGCATTGTCTCAGGTCGCGCAGGTCTTCCTCCGTGAACGTGAAGCTGCCCATGAACGGAATATCCATCGTCAGCTTGCCTTGCGCCTTTAGCTGAGCAAAGGCCGCGTCGTACAGAGTGTCAATATCAACCGTACCGTCCTCGTGGATGATTCCCAGCGCCTTGAGCGTGCTGTTTTGCGTGGCGCTGGTCATGATTGTATCCATCTTCCCGGCGGCTATGCCGTACATCGTGCCCAGCAGAAATTGACGCTTGTTGTCCATCCGCGGCATGATCTTGCTTTGCAGCCAGTTGCCTACGCCGGTCTTGATGTCGTTTGCGGTTGCGGTCGCCATATGTGTCCCTGCCTTTCAAAGGCGACGGGGCATTGCTGCCCCGCCGTGTCGGTTGTGCTCAGGCCGCAGTAGTAGCGGTGGTGGTGGGAGCCGTCCAGCTATTATAGCGATCCATCGGCTCCGGGCAGATGTTGGTCTTCGGGATGACCATCTTTGTCATGCCGTTAAGAGCCGCGATCTGCTGCGCCATCGCGCCCATGGTAGCGGTCTGCGCGGCGTTCCACACATCCTGCTCGCACAGGCGACGATTCACACTGTCCAGCTTGCCATCAAAGTACTTGTAGACCTCAAGCAACTTCTGGTCGGTGTAGATATTGGAATCGCGGAGCTTGACTTCCGTTTTCAGCTCGGCGATTTCTGCGGCCTGTTCGGCTTCGCGGCGACTGACAAGATTGCTGTCTGCGTCGTTCGCGTTCCGACCAAGGCCGTTAACCAGCGGAGCACCGGCCACAGCCAGTCCGCCCAGTACAGTACCGATGATACCCAGCGCCTGAGTACCACGTCCAGCAGTCCATTCCATAATTTTTGTACCTCCGTGTCATATAATGTTGGTTGCAACCTCGATACAATTATGACAGGCAGAGCGGAATGGCGCGGGAAAGCGTGCGACGTTGGCGGGAAAAACAATTTTCGAAAGTATACTTGCAGGAAAAGCGTGCAAAAAAGAAAAAAAGCCTTGACGAGCTTGGCTTTTTTTGATAGAATATCAGCATTAAGAAAATCTCTTGTTGGGGGAGATTTGAACGGGACGCGGGCGATTGAAGCCTACGTCCCGTATATTTTTTACATGCACTCGGTCATTACCATTTCGATGCGCGGCACGATCTGCCCGCGCAGGCGCTTGGAAACCGCGCTCCTGTCCATGCCTACCGCCGCGCCGATGTCTGCATACTCCATGCCCCAGACCAGCCGGGACGCGGCAATCTGAATGTCCGTCCGGGAAAGCCGCGCCTCGATGATGAGACGCGACATTTCGGATGATGAGATGCCGTCAAACTGCGGATACTCGTCATACGCCGACACTACACATCGCCCACTTCCGCAAGCTTCGCTTCCAGCTTTTTGATCGCAAGCGACTTAGTATTGTAGACAGTCTGGACAACGTAGTTGAGGTGGTACGCGATTTCGTTGACCGACTCATGAGAGAGATACAGTCGCCGCAGCACTTCCCTCTCCTCGTCGTAGTCGAGCAGGTCGATCAGGCGTTCCGCGCGCAGCTCCTTTTCCAGCTCGCTGTTCAGGAGCTTGTCTATTTTTGCCTTCATCTCGTCGATCTGCGCAATGGATTCCAGCAACTTATCCGGGCGGGCTGAGGTCTGGACAGTCTCGCCGCCGTACATGCGCGTGATACTTGTCCGACGATCTTCCAGCGCCTGTATCCGCTCGCGGCAGCGCGCAATGTGCCCTTCGGCGTAGAATGCTTCAAGCAGGATCGTTTCTGCCCGGCTGTTCGTCTTCGTCTTCCGGCGCATCGTCCACCTCCATCCTCGTGACGACCATTGCAATCAGCTTGTCGCGTCGATAGTCCATGATCTTGTTGACCAGCTTTTCGATGATCAACAAGGCGCCCATGCCTCCGAAGAAAGATACCCAGTCCATCTATCACACCTCCACTTTAAATTTCCGTCTTGCGTACTCTGCCATAAGCAGGGATTCTGCCATGCCGTCATGGTCTTTGGCGCATCTCGGTGTCCGGCGAAGGGACACGTGCGGGAACAGATGCTTGCATGCCTTGATGCTGTCTTCCTTGTCCGCGCCCAGACTAAATTCCTTTTTCCACTTTTGGGGCGGTATCAATTGATACGGGATGAAGTTCGCGTCCAGCACGCCCTGTATGTAGCCAAAACCCTGACCGAAGTTGAACATGGATGTCACGCCCTGTCCGGGACGCGCGCCCACCTTTTCGATGCACGCAATGATTGCGTAGTTGCGTTCATCCTCGATCAGGTCGGCCATCAGGCGCGGCAGCTCGACTGCCTCCATGGGGTAGGATTCTGCGTGCGTTTCGCCCTCGATAATCTTGATCAGCGACACGCCGCCGCTTTTACCGGGGTCGATGCCGACAAAGACTTGGTATGCCACGTGACGGCCTCCCTTCTTCAAATTTTGTGCAGGCTTCATGCGGCGGGCAGCCGCGACGTTCGCCGGTGATCAGCAGGTACGCGCAGCAGACAAGGTTCTCGTTCTGCGCAAGGCAGCACGCGTACTTGCACTTGTAGCATTTCGCCAGCAGCTTTTTCATCGCTGCGTAGTTCTCACAGCCGTATGCTTCGCGCGCGATCTTATCATACTTTTTCACACTGTCCACCCTCAATATCGTCGAACACGACCGGCACGACATCCTTAAACGCCGCCAGCAGCATGTTCGCGACGATGCGCATGTCCGGATGTGCGGCGGGAGCGCAGCGGAGCTTGAAAAAGTGTCGCCATTCGCGCAGGTTCGCCGTCATCACAACCTCTGTCTTCAGACAGTTCGGGAGCACAGCGCGGGCAGCTTCCGGCGTACAGCCCAGTTCCAGCATGTCTTTGTAGTGGGTTTCAGCGTCTATGCACGCGAATTTCCAACACATGCGAAGCTTGACCATTTCTGCGCTGTGGGTGTTATCATCCCAGTACGGACGTATGAATGTCAACTCGCCGCCAAACTTGTCCTTGCCGTAGTTACAGTACCTCGTGCTCTCTTGGCTGTAGCTTGCAATTCGATGCCTTACCAGCTCATGTGACACGCCGCGGTCGCAGATGATGCGGACACTGATCTTCTCGTGCTCAAGGATGGACTCGTGTCCTTGCTTGATGCGCTTGCGGACAAACGTTGCGTCGTTGCTCTTGCCCTCCGACTGGTAGCACACGCGCCCGGCGGCGGCGATGTTTGCCAGCATCTGGTTGCCGTCCGGGGCGTTTCCGAGCCACGTAAACGACGGGTCAATTATCCTCATAAAATAAATCTCCTTGCTAAATCGATTTTACGGGCTGAACCTCGAATCATCATTCGAGGTTTTCAGCCTCTGCCGTATCGGTAGTAGGATTGCAAGAGCTTGAAACCGCATTTTTCTTGCCGAGCACGTTCTCCGTAAAACGCACCCTAAATGCGTTTCTCTGTTCCTCCGTGTATTCACGCTTCTGCGTATATGGATTCTTGCCAAGCCTGAACGGATGCAACGGACACTTCTCAGACGGGCATAGCTTAACTTCGTTTTGCTGTCCGCAACAGCAGTCGAGACACTTAGCTTTAATTGCCTTTAGCGGCGAACGGTTCTCGCTCATTTGTCTACCTCCTGTATCCTGTCAAACGATTCGTGAAATTCCAGCTCAAGTCCGATTTTCTGCCACACTTCGTCGATTGTTTCGGCGCTTGTAAACGCGTTGATTACCGTGTCATCCAGATGTTGCAAGAAGCGTTTACAGCGCTTTGCGCCATACCCTTCCAGCTCATGCAGGACAAGACAGGCGGCGGCGTAAACTGTCTTAAACGTCGTCTCAATGCCATCGTCGCGCCCGCGCGCGTATTGCTCTTCCAAGTCCTTAGGCGTGATGCCGTTCCTGAGCAGCGCGTTCATCTGTTGAGCGGGAGACAGCTTCTTTTGGAGACGGGGCATTTGCTTTTTCTCTTTTCGGCGTTGTGCGCGATTCATTTCTCTTCCTCCCGGTGCAGAGAGCGTTCCGCGTCGAAGCCGTCCGGATAGCGCTTCTTCAGCTTCTGGATGTTCTTTGCCGCCACATCCTCCATGCTCCAGCCGCGCACGGTGCACAGCTCAGCGATGCCCCACAGCAGGTCTCCGACCTCAAGGCACAGCGCTTCGTCGTCGATTGCGTGCCCCTGATAGACCTTCTGGAAGATCGAGTGGATCTCGCCGACCTCGCTTGCCATCTCATGCAGGGCGTGGAGCTGCGCCCTGTCCGGCGAAAGACTATGATTGATCGTGCGCCCTGCCAGTACCTGATACTCATTCAGCGTCATTTGTTGTGCCCTCCTTGCAACCAACTTGCTTCAAACTTGCTTCAAACTTGCAACTACATTGCTACTTAACAATCGGCTTCTCGTCAAACGCATACGCAAACTCGCTATACATCGAGCACCGCGAACACGGGCAGTTCGCCGTGCAAGACACGCAATCGCAATTGGGCGGCGTGCATACGTCGAGCATGTGGTCGTTGTACTTGCATGCCATGCACGGGTGACCGTGTCTCGCAATCTGGTACAGCGCCTGACGCGTTTTCTGCGCCTGTTCGCGCCAGTACTTCAGCCAGCGCCCTACTTGCTTTATCTTCTCGTTTCTCAGAGACTTCGAACTCACGCCAGCCATGTGCGACACTTCCTGCGCGGCTTCAATGGCAACGATCTTCGCGATCGAGCACTCACTCTCCGTGTCAAACATGGACGGCTTGCAGCTTTCTGCCTTCTCGCGCAGCATCTTCATGACGGCTGCACGGCTGATCAAATCACTCATGATTATTTCCCTTCTTTCCAACGCAGCAAAAACCGTCATGTTTTCCGCAGAACTCGAACGACTGCTCTGTCATGCATTTTCCGTGCGCGACACAATCGCGACAGCGCACCACGAGAACTGCGTCTACAGCGGGCTGACGGTTGATGCGGTCAATATGTTCTTGCAGTTCTTCTTGCTTACAATAAGGCACTTGCTCCATCAGCCATTCGTACTCTTCCAGCAACGCCTTGCGGCTGATCAGGTCTCCGTCTTGCATGTGTGTCACCACAATTCCCCTCGCGTCTTGATTACCTTCTGGCAAACCGGACAAAGCACGCAGTATCCCACCATCCCATCACCATCTTCTTCAGGTACTACACTGTAACATCTTCCTTCATCCAAAGGCACGTACTCAAATACTGCTTCGCAGGATGGGCAAGTAAGTCTCTTAGGCTTTATGTTGCCGTAGGATATGATCTTCACATATTACACCTCCTCATTTCGTCCACCGTCAACCCCAGCAGCGCCGCCATGTAGGCGGTCGCGTGTGCCTTTGTGCCCCAACTCTCCGGGATGCCTACGCGCGGATAGTCTACGTATTGCACGGCATAGCGCCCGTCCTTGAGCTGGACGACCTTGTACGGATTGCGCATCGTTACGCATCCTCCTTCCCGTACAGCACCCGCCTGAACCTCGCCAGCTCGCGCCACAATGACAGCGATTGACGGTTCGCTTCAGCGCGGTGCACGTCTGCCTTGACGATGGAATCATCGCACATCTGCTCGACCTGATACTCGATCTCTTCTGCGACCTCGCGCATGTGCGTTGCAACCATCAGGGCGTTTTCACGGATGGTGTCTTTCATGCTTCTTCCTCCTCCGGTAGTTCTGGCGCTTTCGCCCAGTGCGTCACGTTGCAGTCACATTCTCCGTCCGTGAAAAACCATGCGCCGCCGTCGCTCCAATGCCAATGCGACACGTAGAGGTCGCCGTCAGATATGACCAAGCACAGCATTGATTCCTTATCCGGCAGTCTGTCCTTCACGCTCACCCACTTCGGCACCTTTGCTTCCAATTTGCAAATGCAGCTCAGTGCGTCGTTTATCATCATATCCATGCAGGACTTGGATGCTCTGAATTTATCGTACGCGCAGGGGCTACAAGGCTTGTCATCACTTACACACCGTTCTAATGCGTCTTTAATTTCTTCAGCTGTTCTCATCACTTTAAAAACCTCCTCTGCCATTCCCTGCTCCACTTTTTGATCGCCCCGCGCCGCGTGAACGCTTGCGGGGCGCAGTAGCCGCATGCGTCGCATTCGGCGTGATATTTCTTTAGGCGCTTTGTCGTGATCGTTTTTCCGATAATCAACGTGCCTATCCCTGCGCACCACGGGCAGCAGGTTATAACGCGGTCAAGGGCGCTCATTGCTTGTCACCTCTTCGTCCTCGCTGACTGCGTTCCTATTGATTACCTTGCGCACAAACTCAATAGCAGCCATATACGCCTTGCCGTGCTGATTGTCACCGTGCACTTCGGCTACGAGCTCCTCAAACGCAATTAACGTGTCGTGGAAGCAACCGCATACAACCATTGTCTCGCCGTCTGCGCGGCGATAGAAGGTGGTATATGCGTTGCGCGAACCAATCGGCCCGATCACAATGTGGTCTGCATCGCCGTAGACCCGCGCATCGCCGTAGACCCGCGCATTGCCGTAGACCCGCGCATCGCCGGAGACCGACGCATGGCG